CATCAAATAAGTCGCACCACCTAAAATTTGATCTTTTGGTAAGTAGGTCAATTTCTGTCATCTCAAAGTCCACTAACTCTTCTTTTACCTCTTCTTGTTCTAAAATATGAAGATCAGCACCACATAAAGGGCATTCTTTTGAAGAACTGGGAATTAGAGCATTACACTCAAAGCAGTTTTTTTGTGAATTTGACGGTTTTTTATTTTCTGACTTTTTGGTGTTTTCTAAATTTGCATCAACCTCTAAACATCCGTGAGTTAGGCTTGAAGTTCCAAAATCTAAAATTACACAATCATCCTTGGTGATATCGGGATAAAGATCGGGACATACTACGCGAAGCCCTCTACCAATCATTTGAATCATAGTAGATTTAAATGATGAGGGACGAAGCAAAACAACGCAGGAGGTTGGTTGATAATCCCAGCCTTCAGTTAGAACCGCTACATTTACGATTACTTTTGCGTCACCTTGCTCATATTCAGCAAGAGTATTTTTCCTCTCTAAATCAGTTAAATTACCGTGAATTAAAACTGTTTTGACGCCATTATTGTTAAAAATTTCTGCAACTGAAATTGCGTGCTTAATAGTGGAGCAGAAAATTACTGTTTTTCTGTTACTTGCATATTTTTGCCATTTATTGAAAACCTCCTGAGTGATCGGAGATTTATTCATAATCTCCTCAACTTCCTTCATATCAAAATCGCCAGCAGTTTTTTTGACCGCTCCCAAATCTCTTTGCGTGTCAACATCAATAATATAGGTTTTGGGTGGCACTAAATGACCTGATGCAATTAATTCTGATATTCTGATTTGATCAACAACATTAGAAAAGACGCCAGATAGATTCTTCTTATCACTTCTATTTGGAGTTGCAGTTACACCATAAATTAGAAGCTTGGGATTTATCTTTTTGACCTGATTTATAATTCGAAGGTAAGAATCAGAGGTGCAGTGATGCGCCTCATCAATTACTAAAAAATCAATTTTAGGAATTTGGTTCAAGCTGCTTTGTCTGCATAAAGTTTGCACCATGGCAAAAACAGCCTGACCAGCAAATGACTTCTCTTTAGCATCAAAAATTGATGTAGAAAATTTGGGATTAATTTTAAGAAATTTATCCCTGTTTTGAGAAGTTAACTCATCACGATGGGCAAGAATTAGAGCTTTTTGCTTTTTTTGAATTATCCCTCCGGTGACTTTGGACAAAATGAGTGTTTTGCCTGCGCCTGTTGGAGCTATGCCCAGAGTGTTGCCATGCTCTTTTAGGGCGGCAACACTCTTATTTGCAAATTCTTGCTGTCTTGGTCTCAGTATCATTTTAAATTACCCTTAATTTATTTGATTACTGAGCCCAAGCTGGACGATTATTTGATGCGGCTTGTGGCTGCGCATTGGATGCTTGCTGAGGGATAGAAATATTTCCCATCAATTTAGCATAATCCTTATGATCAGGAGTTATGGCGAATTTGATCTCATTCTTGCCATCACCATTTTGATCTTTACCAACAGAGACTTTGGCAACAAACTCAATGCCATCTAAATCTTTTAGACCATTTATGCGTCTGGCATTTTGAGCTTTTTCTGAATTATCAGATTCAGCTACACCTCTTGCAGAATTGAGGATAGCTTTTACAAAAGATCTACCAATATTTGCCCACTCAGGGCCTTTCTCACTATGAAGACCAATTAGGCTCCATATTTTTCTTCTAGCAAAATCACCTTCTAAAACCACAAATTCACAAGAAAGATAGATTGATCCTGTATTTTGGTTTTTGGTTGCGTATCCACCACTCCATCCTTGATTAGAATCATCATGACCGCCTGGTCTGATTTGCATTCTAACTTTTGTTAGAGTGTTATTTGGAATTAAATCGTAAGATGCTTGATTGTCTGAATTGTTAAAATCGTTCCACATAGTTATTTACCTTTATTTGAGTTATTATTGTTAAAATTTGAATATTGGAGATGCTCACCGATAGGCTTTGCTTCTGACTTAATCTTTGTCATTAGCTTGCCTAAATGAGGCTCTTCAATTACGTTTAATCGCCTTGATCTGTCTTTTGCTGGATAGGAAAAGGGATTGAGTGTTTGGCAGATGAATGCTCGATAGGAACTGTCTTCCCCTTGGCCATCATCCTGTTTGACCTCGGCCATAGTGATGACTTGATCAACAATGCCCGGAAGTTCTAGACCGGTTTTTGATCCTTCAATTTGAGGGGAGTAAATCTTGCGATTGAAGTCATCGAGCTTTTGATCTAAAATACCTACAAACCAAATATTCTTGGCTCTGGTATGTTGAAGATGGGTGAGCCAATTGATCATTTCTCTCCCATGCAAACCATAAGCTCCCCTGGTGTCAGGCTTTCCTGATTTATCAGATATTGCCTCTGGTTGACCCATTGCATATTGAAAGCAAAGACGACCAGCGACAGTGATAGAATCGATGAAGATGGTCTCGTATTTATCTAGAGATTTTGGATCGCCAAACTTCTGACAAACTGAATCAAAATGTGCAGATGAGAATTTCTGCTCAGGACGAAGAGATGGATTTGGCCCTCCAATAAAGACTGCAAAATCACAACATTCTTCCCAAGTTTTAGGGCGGATTGTATCGCCAGGCCATCCTTCAACAGCTAGATCTCCAGCCTCAAGATCAAAGAAAAGAGTAGTTTTTGGATCAAGAGTCCATAAAAGAGAGGTTTTCCCAACTCCGGCTGGGCCGAAGATGCATCCCTTAATTCCTCTAGTTTCCTTCATGCGCTCATCGGCGCTAATAATAGGTAATTTGTTCATACGTGTCTCCATGATTTACGGTTAATAATTGATAAAATTGTTGAGTGAGCGACAAAGAATTGACTTGCTATTATCCGGGATGATTGACCCAAAAGAGATAATTCCCTTATCCTAGTTACAGCTTCTTCTGTTAATTTGGACTTGTTGTTTAATTCACCCAAACGGACTGGTGGCTTGCTATTTCTACCTTTAGCAAACATGTCTTTTAGATTTTCTTTCTGACTTCCTAAAAATAGATGATCAGGATTTGTGCATTCTGGATTGTCACAGGAATGACATACGCACTCTCTCGAAGTAAGTTTTGTGTTGTAGAAAATCTGATAAGAAACTCGATGAGCCTTAGCTAGACCAGATCCTCTGCCTCCTTTTCCGATAACACCATATCCATGCTCATTTTTTGCTCCTCGCCATTCCCAGCAGTTGCTGTTCTCCGATAAATAAACATATCTACCAAATCTGATATTGAGAGGAGCTCTTTGTGATTTTTTATTCATGGCAAACCTCCTTAATTTCTTCAATCTTGAAGCTTTCCTTACTTGTTTTTAGTATTCTGGCAGGTCTAAAGAACTTCTTGATATATTCTGGCCAAGCGTTGAATTTGGCTTCAGAAAGCTTGTAAGCGATGGTGACATATTCATAAGGGTTATCACCATGTTCCTTGATTTGAGAAATTGCCTCTTTAAGTTTTGATTGATTCCAATCAACTTTTTTGGCGATAATTGAAGTAACCTTAAAATTGCCATCATTAAAATGGATTGTGCCAGTTACTTTATCTTGAAATTCTCTGGTTTGAGTCGCTTTATTTTGATATTTCAGAGATATGGCAGAATCTAGCCAATCTTTTAATCTCTTGGCTTTATCAAGATGATCATTAGCATCTCTTTGCAAAGAAACTAAAGTTGCTATTGGTAGCTCGGATAACTCACCTATTGGGATATTACGAGCAGAATCTATGGTTATCGTGTTATTCATAATTTTATGCAATTGAAGTTGATACCCCCGAAGTCGGAGGAGTAGGAGCTTGATGAAGATTGCTATCTTCATATTCCTTAATTGAATCGGTGCTATATCTGATACGGCCACCAATTTTGATGTAAGCAGGGCCCGTTTTGAGCCAACGCCACCTTTGCAAAGTTTTATGAGAAATTCCCCATTTCCTTGCTAAGGATTTTTCTGATAGAAGTAATTGTTCAGTCATGTTGAGAAACCATTAGTTAGTTAATAAAAAAACTAAGGTAACTTTAGAACTATGGTCAGGGGGAGATCGGGGGGAGCAAAGGGGGAGATTCGGGAGGAATTAAATTTTTTTGATTTTTTTATGAATTTTCTTCGGTTTTAAACCAAACGAAGCCATTTTTTGATTGGATTAACTTAAATTCCCATATCTTTACCCACGAGCCATCTCCTCAGGAATATCATAACCAAAAAGCTCAAAAATTTGTTTTTGCTTTTTTGTAGCCTCTTGTACAAATATCTGCTTTTCATATATTTTTGC